CCTCAATGTCCTTCAGGATCGGATCTTTAAAGGTACCATTCATCATGCTCCGCCGCATGCTGGCCAAGGCCGGGATCTGCGCCATGAACTGCTTGACTCCCAGGCTGCCCGTCAGCCGGCCAAACTCCGCCGTCTGAGCGAACCCAACTTGGTTCATGCTGGTGAGGGTGGCCGCCCGGCGAAGTCCCCGTAGGAACCGTGCCCCACCACTGGCGGGGTCCTTTTCCAGACTATCACCCTGGACAACCTTCCAGAGCTTCTGCATCTTGGTAACATGCCCCTCGATCTCAGACTGGGTCATGTCAGTATTTTTTCGATACCATTCGCCAACTTGCTCCACAACATCCATCCAAGAGGACTCATCCTTGAAACCCTTCTTTGCCATCGCAGCACGACCGGCAGCCCGCCGGATGGTGCTGTCCATTTGACGGCCTAAGTCCAGATCCATGATATCAGACAGTACCACGCCATCCAATTCAGCATTTAAGTTCACCTCGATCTGCTGCATGTATTCGTTCAGCAATCGGCTATCTTGGCCATCCACGGACGAGAGGATGTGCTCTAAAGTGTTGGGGTTATCAATTGCCTCAGCCAGGCGCTTCTCCAGGATCTTACGGTCTTTCACCCGGATGTAGCTGGACCGGGCCAGATTGACAGTATCGGGGCGGCGGCTGAACCGCTCATAGACGGCCTTGGCCATCATCTGTGCCCGCTCCTCCTTGAATGCGTCCGTGAGCTTTGCGCCGAGCTTACCGTATTTGTGAGCCCTTTCAAATTCCTTTGAGGCCAAAATCCCTTTCTTGATCAGACTGATTACGAAGTTTTCACCGCGGCCTCTGGCTAACCGGTTCATCCTGGTTGGGTCCCAGCGGTTGCTGGTGTGGAGCTTATCCGGTTCCAGACCGCCGTAGCCATGAACCCCGGCATCCTGCTGGAGTTTGAACCGCTTAACTTCCAGATCGCCATATACATCAGCCATTCTGGATACCTGCTTGTTTACTTTAGAGCCTTCGGGCCGGGTAGCCGGGTACCGCCGATAATGGATCTCTTTGAAGACCTCACGGTCAAACCGATCAGCGGCCCCGGTACTCCAGGGCTTTCCTTTGAACCCGGTTTCTCGAACCCAGCTCTTCAAGGCAGACAGGCGCTCAGGATGAAACATCGACCGCATCTGCATAGCGTACATGTCGGAGGTCAGGGCGGCGCTCTGGCTGGCGATCTTCTTCCCGCCCGTACCAGGAGCGAACTCAACCGTCAGCCACGTCAGGAGACGCTCGAACGGGTTCTTGCTGGCCATACCTTCGGCACCAATGGACTTCAGGGGGCCTGTATAAGTCTTGATCCTGGGGATCTCTGCGTCAATATCGCTGGCCATGTCCTGGGTAATCTTGGGAGTGGGAACATCATACTCGGCTACAGATGGGGCAGCAGGAGCAGTATTAGACGCAACTTCAGCAGGATCCGTCCGACGATAGTAACCAGTTTCTTCCAACTTGCGGTAAGCCGCAACAGCGGCAGCACGATCAGTGTATTCGATAGCGGTATGGTCCACTCCCACGTACCATTTACCAGTAGCAGGATCTCGAACGAGTCGTCCGTCCAGTTGACCTCGATAAGCTGCACTAACATCAGATGTCCCTTCATAAAGTCTTTTGGTTGCTGCTTCAAGATCAGTGTTGACCGCCCGAGAATATTCTTTGCCCAAGATTTGCTTGGCCTTGATTGCTTCATCAATGTGGCTGCCCGGCTTCATAAACGCCGTGAGACCGCCGCCAAGAGCCGCTCCAGTACCAAAGGCTACCAAAGCACCCACTTTATCTCTGCTCTTGTTGTTGGCGATGATAGCCAGCTCCTGAGCGGTGTTTGACAGGCCGCCGATAGCTGCACCTGCCACAAATCGTGATGTGGTGGTTTTAAGGGCCATCTTACTAAGCAATGCTGCCTCACCCGCACCCATGATAGCGGTCTCTGGGTTTACAATCATTGCTGCCAGGGCCACCGCGGTTCCCTTCCCACCCAAGTATTCCGATTCGGTATTGTAATCGATTTGTTCCTGATACCGCTCCCGCAAGCGTTGAAAGTGCCTGGCGTTTGCAGCGTCCTTCATAGCATCCTTGTACTCTTGTGGCCACTCCTTCGGCAAGGTCTTTAAATCCTCCGCCGGATCATAAGAACCATCGTACTCCTGGCTGAGGTCCACAAGCTGGTCATATCCAGCCTTGACAATCGATTCCTGCTTCCAAGTCCGGCCCGCGTGGTTAAGCAGGCCGACGTCATGGTCTTTCGCCCACTGGTTCATTGTGGTCTCATAGGCGTCTTTGTCAGCTTCTTCCGCTTCAAGGATCGCATGAAATTGATAATGATCTTTCCCTTGCGGATTGCGATCCTCGATAACGGAGGTCCCCTGCGGGACCCCCAGATGTCGAAGTAAATCCATTTATCATCCTTCCCTCATCTGCTGGACGAGAGTCGTGCCCCTTCCATGGACCTGCTGAAACCATTTGGAATTCTGCATGGAATCAGCAACCTTCTCGAAATCCCCGGCGTTCAGATACTTGCGCATCGTCTTGAACTTCGAAAGTTTCGATCTGCCAAGATTAAATGTCATGTCGATAAGCACCTTCCGGCGCTGTTCCGACAGGTCATCCCAGGCCCCAGAGAACAGGGACTTGGCATCCTTGGTGGCTACTTTCAGGTCATTCTGGAATAGGATAGCGGCCTCATCTTCCGTCAGTGGTTCTTTGTTTAAATCACGTCTACCACCCAACGCTTTCCACTCATCTTGCGTGATGGGGTTTGCTTCCAGGTTTCGGCCATAGCCCACTGTTTCAACCCCCACGGAATCCTTGTAGGGAGATCCGCGGAATCCTTCATGCTTCATGATCTGCGTGGCGGTGCCACTTGGGGCATCCTTCGGCGCAGCACTTTCTGCATCTGAAGTAATGGGCTGCGCTGGAATGTCGTCTGTGGCCCGCTGAGGCGGCGCTGCTGCGTCGATGTCCTCCTGGGTGGACCGATAGCCCTCATCCAAGGGCTCGTCCCCCGGAAGAGCTTCTCCGGCACTCATACGATCACCGAACCAATTGAACAGTTTGGTACCTTTGTCCATCCAGAAGTCGCATGCCGTTACCAGCATCTTGGCGAACCGCTGGGTACCAACACTGAACTCTCTGTGCCAGGCATCATACATTTCGATTTTGCCGTCCAGGTCTGCCCGTTCGTAATCTTCGATGGTGACAGGTTTTCCATTTACAGTTGCAAAGTTCGCCCCAGGTGTCAGGATCCCGTATTTGTTATACAGAATCTGCTGAAACATATCAGCCGTCTCTTGCCTGTTCTGAAGGTCCTCATGCTCATCTTCGGCTTTCTGCTCTTTGAGATCTTGGAGCTGTTTGTGTTCCCAAAGTTCGCCGATCACAGTTGCCGGCACCGGAGGAAGCTCTTCCCCAGTAGTTTTGTCAACAATTGTTACCATCCCCCCAGACAGGGTCGGGGCCAAATCGCCAGGGTCCTTACCGAGCTGCTCGGCATAGAATTCCCACCCGCGGTCCATGGTCTTGGCGTCTGTTCCGCTGGGAAATCCAAAAACAGGCCCGCTGCCTGCGCCGCCGGTAAAATGCAGCTCACCTCCGAACTCGCTGTAGTTTGCTGCGACCTTCCGACCAGCTTGTTCGATGGCAGCCTCTGGGGACCACCCCTTCAGGATCAGCCTTTCGGCAGCCGCTTGCATGTCGGCCCGAACACCCCCGGTAAACAAGGAGTCTCCAGCCTTTGAAATCAATCCAAAGAACTTCGTAACACTTGGATCCGATGTATCGAAGTTGCCAGCGAACACGTCATCGGTTGCTGTTTGCATGGCCTTAAGTTCCTGGGAGGTCAAGTGGGCTTCCAGGCCGTGCTCCTTGCGCTTCTGTGTTGCTGCGGCGTAGCTGGCGATGGCCGCTGAAAAATCTCCACCATTGAATTTTAGCTCATTGTCCAGGAACTTAAAGGTGTCGTAGGCATCATCACCCATCTGGCGTTTGAGCTGCTCGTTGCTCATGTGTTTGTTCATTATGGTAGCGATTGTGAAGGACTGCTGGAACTGCTCGTTCTGTGCAACAGCCGGGGTCCAGACTTGGCGGCCCAACGCGGAGTTCATGGTCGCCTTGATGGAATTGCTTACCATGTTCTGATCAGCCATCTTCATAACCACTTTGGTCATGGTCTCCATCGGGTCGTCACCATTGATAGCACCTTCGGCCATGACCTGTTCAATAACCGCATCGTATTGTTTTGGGGTTGCTCCTATGATGGGGGTGGAGCTGTTGAATTTATTGTAAAAGTCATACAGCATGGCGGAGTTCTGGCGGGATTTATCGCCATCCCGGAGCCAGCTATCGATCTGGGAACGACCGCCAAGGCGGTCAATAGCTTCCTGGTTGATAATCAGGTCATCCCAATCTTCTTTGGTAAACTGGCCACTCCGGGCCTTTTCCTCGTATGCCTTGTACTGGGTGTTCCAGTAGTCCGCGGTCTGGTTTTTATCCCACTTGCGAATGAGGTTTTCGGCCACGGCAACTTGCTCAGCCTGGGTGGCATCAACCCCGTAATTTTCGATTGCATAATCGAGCATCCGGCGGTCACCATTTCGAGAGCTATTTACAGCAGCAGCCATAATGATATTCCGGCGCTCTGTCGAGGTAAACATGGTTTTGGGGATGATAGATTCAATAAGCTCCGCGGTACTTAGATTGAATGCCTCTGGGCTCATGGTTTGCGGCGTCTTTGACAATGCCATCAGGGCATGATTAAACTGTCCGTTCTTGATTTGCTGCTTGTACTGGGCAGCGTGCATGGCAACAAGTTTAGGCTGGTTGGCTGCCATGAACTTGTTGTAGACCGCAGCATTCACATGAGCGTATTTGCCGGTATTGTTCTTATCAAAGGTGTCAGTCTGTTCATTGATATATTTCTGAAAGTCATCTGGGTCCATTGTGGACAGCTCCGATGCCGGATCCTGCAAGTCGTTCTGGATCTTTTCATAAGCTGTCTGCATGAAATTTCGTGTAATGGAGGCAGAATAGAACATATCATTCTGCACCCGTTCTGGATCGATTGTGTTCCGAACAAGGTCAGCCTGCGCAGCCCGAATGGACTCCTGATCCTCCTTAACCTGCTTGCGCTTCATCTCCTTGAGATGGGTGCTTACCAGTTTGTCAATAGCGGATGATACCTGCTCTGCACCGACGTTGGTGCTCGGCCTGCTACTGACAAACTGGGCCTTCGGCGCATTCATGTCTAATAGGGTATATGCCATTTGTTATCCGTCTCCTGTTGCTGAAGCTTCGCGTGCATCCTTCTGGAATTGGTGATTTGAGTAGATCGAATAAATGTCTGCTGAAAAACCCATCAATGCTCCGGTCCAAATATCCTTGGTGCTAATGGACGAGGAGATATCGATTGGACCAGCAATCAAATCAGACACAGCTTTGGTGTGGGCTGCATTTCTCTGGTCGATCAGGGCATCCTGTTTAGCATCAACGTCAGCCTTTAGCTTGCCCATCTGGCGGTCCACGGCTCCGGTGATCTTCTGCTCTCTGGCTAACTGGACACGTTGGCCATATGCCCCTGTCCTGGCGGCCTCGACCTTGGCCTCACCCATGGCTGCATGGGCCTCGGTCTTCACCTGAAACTCAACAGCCCTGGCCTGCTCCGTTATTTCGGTTCTGGTTTTCTGGGCACTGTTCATTGTAGTGGTGAGTGACAGACCGGTCAGGGTTTCATTAATTTTGGTTTGTGCTGCATTGATCTCGGAAGCGGCTTCTGCCTGATACATAGCCGTGTAAGAGTTTGCGATATTCGATGCAGCAGATGAAAACATAGACAGAATCATTCCGTACATTTTATGTTCTCCTACCGTGTGAGTGCATGTTTACGTGGAACGTAGCCCCGTCAAATCCGAAGCCATATAAAGAATCTGACCAGATCGTGACATCGTACAAATCACGCATGTTGCAGATGGCCACCTGATCTGTTCCCGAAAAGTGGTTGACAGCGCCTATCTGACATCGCCAGTCATTAACAAATTGTCCATTGAAGACGTGTGTGTATCCGTCACCAGACTCGTTCCCCACCTGGGCTTCCCAATACACCGCGTTATTCATATCAAGGGTCACCTTTTCGACCTGGGCATCTTCTGTGTACGGGCGGCCTTGGCTGTCCTTAACATACGGCTTCGATAATGTGAAGTAGCTCGGGAATTTACAACCGACTGTCACACTGAAGCTTGTACTCTCATAGGCGCTGGGGACATTAAACATCAGGTATTCTCCGGCAGCGAAACCAGCTGGGTCAGTGATCTGCTGATAGTCTGTGATCTCTACCCCATTTGGCACAGTGTCGGTATCAGAAGAGCTTGTAATCACAACAGAATCAAACCATTGCTCTCGATTGCTGCCGGTTGTAGGATCCTTACCCACCAACTTGTAGTAGTCAAGTTCCACGTACCCATTGTACCAGTTCCCGCCATACTCGAATTCACCAAGAGTAACCTGATCTGAAGTCTCATATTGGTAATCCAGGAAGATTTCAGGATCATCAACAGTGGATTCGAGCAGATTCAGGTCCATGGAGATCAGACGTGGAAAATAGAACGGTGGGAACCTGGGAATGCCTTGTTGTTGATAGTCTTCCCGATCTTGCCGGGCATCAAACCGGGCAATGGCAATCAACTTATCACCAACAACAAACACGTCGGAGACGGTCGGGTGTTCAGTGTAATCCAGGCTTGTGTACCAACCGCCATAGTCCTCCATCTGAGCAATGTCCCACTTGTGCCAAGCAAGCTGGACACGTTTTCCGTCCTTTTCATACGTTTGCAGAACATAAATGAATCCGCCGCTTGCCATGAAGAACAGACCCTTGGATGGATGGACAGCGATTTTCTCGATGCCATCAACCTCTTCATTCGATGTAGTGTCGGGATAGATACGGCCATCACCGGGGATGTAGCCGCCGATGTGGGCGGTGATTTCTTGCACCTGCGGTAGGCTGGTCAAAGGGTCCTTCTTGTACTCCCAAACAGCCACCTTGCGGTCCTCCAAAGAAGGAAACAGCAGGCTATTCCCCATTACGACAGGGGCCACAGCGGGGTTAGTGGGGAACTTGGTATTTGATGAAACAGCAAACGTTGACGGCTTTACCGTCTCCTCTCCCGGATGCAGGAACTGTGCAGTGTTGCTAAGGATGAACAGATCTTTATTAAACACCACCCCATGCCTCAGCTCTGTGATCTGATTATCACTACTGGAAGAGTCAATGGGGTCATCATCGCTGGCTTCCGCTGCGGATTCAGCAAACCATTGATAATAGTCAAATGCACGACTGGCGCATGCGTTCTCACCGGACAGAAACCACATGCGATTCTGGTAGGTGAATAGATCAGTGATCGTTCGTCCAACAAAACTTGGAAATGGGTTAGTAGTGTCATCACCGGCTTCCCGAAGGCCCCAATCGGCTACAACGCAGACAAAATACGGGACCCCGTCAAGCCAGTGGCGCTCAATAATATGGGGCAGAGTGTAGGGAAAAATGCCGGTAACGCTCCCCGGCTCTGCACATTCCTGCCAGTACCCGTGAGGCGTGAGGTAGGTCTTCCACTGGTCACCCATATCCGATACGAATTCAACCCAGAAGTCGTCATAGTCGGACTTGCCAAGGCCCTTGACTTTACACTTGAAGCCATGCGGGGCGGAGGGCGGCAGGTCTTCATAGCTATCAACCTGATCACGAATCAGCACCATGTCCTCGTTATTCCCGGAGTCCTCACATTTCCATAAAGCTGGATCGCTGGTATCATACTCAATCCAGAGCACATTATTCAGTGGTCCAGCGACATACCCGAACGTGCCGATCTGGGCTGCAAGTGCCGTGGCCAAATCTGATGTGCTGAGGTTCAACTGTTTGTGCGTGGTCGAGGTGTCTATCGTCACTGTTGCTGGATTCGTAACCGATGCAGCGATGCTATTGCCAAGGCTAATGTTATACTGCTTGCCATACAAACTATTCTTTACCCAGATCAGGATACTTTCATGCCCAGCGGCCGCTGTCCCAACGTTTTGGGTAACCTCAACCTCTTTGTTCAAAACAAATGTGGTGTCACCGATGGTGTAAAACTTTAGTCTGGTACGGATTCCAGATGTCCCGACACCAACATATGTCGCGGGACCTGGGTCCATGGGCTGGGTGCTCACCGGCTGCCCTGTGTAGGCATTAAATACCTGCCACTCGGCACCATTGCTAATGATGATGATATACGCCTCTTCCCCGTCCCCACGCTCATACATGTGACAGGTATAATAAGGCACTTTCTCGATGTCCTCATTATATTGAAGCAAGCACTCATCCATCAACTTGAAGGCGGGGCGACGGCGTAGGCCCTGGATGATATCTGAAATGCAATTAACCTGCTCGGTCATCTGTCCTACGCTTCGCCGCTGCTGAGGCTGTTTGGAAACCCCCTGAAGCAGATTATCGAATCTCGGGCTATACAAAGCCATACACCCTCCTTATCTGACCAGCATCTTGGCTTTCCATTTTGCCATAAGGGGCATGGTCGTTGTAGAAATGTCTTTATGTCGTAAATCAGCAGCCTGTAGGTGGGAAAAAGTTCTTGAAGCGTCCTTCTCGGCCTGCGTTGTTTTCAACTGATCATTCATGTGACGAATAAACTCCTCTTTTGCCATGGCCTCAATATAATTGAACGCCAGGGTAGGAAGCTCTTCCCAATCCCGATTAAAGATCAGAGTGACCTCATCAGGAGCCTCTATGAAAATATTAGTCCCCTCTTCCGGGTCGTACAAGCAACCACCCATAATTATGTAATCACAATCATCTAAGTCGATTACTGTGGTAGGAACAGGAACTTTGCCGGTGGACGTATCGATTGCCAGTTGGTACTCTGTCTCTGTATTAAACCACCAGCGGTGGGCGCAGATATTCTCTTTGTGTCGCTCTAATAATCTCGTAGCAATAGCGTGGGCCGGGTGGCCCGATACTACTTGATTTACCGGGGCCAATCCCCGAGCCATGAGCAGGGTATTGATGCCGTCTAATAACGTAGCCATAGGCCATCCTCTTGGTAACAATTGTTGACAAAAATAGGCGGCAGCAGCACTAAGGCCACTGCCGCCCGATCTGGCGATAATTAGGTTTGAGTGGCTGGTTACTCCTTTTACCCAGGATTGTGCCATCTGCACAGATTGTGTAACCAGCCTTCTCAAAGGTTTCAACCATTAAGCCCGATACTTTCTCAACACGGCAGTTTTATCGGGGCGGTCGGGGGCGGCACCGAAAGCAAGGTAGCTGTCGATGAACCAGCACAGCAGACGCTTATCCCAATAGACGTCGGAGGTCAGCGGAATAGACTGCGCGACCATGATGCTTTCGCCCATGCAGAACAGAGCCACGACATCAGACTCCTCATCCGAACAGGTATAGTTCGCGCCCATGAGATAGGCGTTCTTACTGCTGTCGGAACCATCATCAGCGGCCTGGGTCAGACGCATGGTCATAACCAAGGGCATACCGGCGGCCACAGACAGGGCGGCCTGGGCGTAGTTGCCGTTTTCCTTAGAGAAGTTGGCGTCAACCAGCTTGTCATTCTTCAGCAAGGTAAAGTACTGGGCCGGCGCGATGTAGCAACGGCCGTCCATCAGATCCACTTCCTGCTCGGCCAGACCCTGGGCCAGACCGGTAATACCGGTTTCCAGCTTGGTGGCATCCAGCTCATCGGTGGCCGCGGCCAGCTCATTATTCACGCCGCCAGGCATGTCGGAAACCTCACCGGCACCGGTAGCTTTCATACCGGACTTGACGGCCATGAGCAGCAGGATCTGATCTTTTGCCTTGGCAATCTTCCGGGCGAAGTTCAACGGGGTGCGGGACTTGACGTCAAGGCGATCCTGAACCTGCGCCAACATGGCCACGGTAACACGGGCCAGAATCGGCTGCTTGACTTGTACGATTTGCAATATCTTCAGCAGTAGGCGTTAGCTACTGCCCGCTCCTTATAGCCATTAGGAGCTGCTGCATGTTGCCATGCAGATGAGACCATATCTTTACCCATAAATGGGTACGGTGTATTTCGGGCCACTTGGCCCTACAGGGAGGTAACCCCTTGGTCGTTGAACACCGCATTATCTCTTTAAGTAGCCCCAGCGTTTACCAGATTTGATCATAGATATTAATGAATCGGATACCTTATAATCAATGGCAAGCTGTTGCGCGGACATTCCGGCATTTAGCTCGGTAATAATGTCCTTTACTTGTGCTTCTGTTAGTTTTGATTGTCCATGCTTCTCACCTTTCTGCGGCGTACGAAGGCCGGTCTGGAAGGCGTGGATGTCGTTCTCTTGATGCGTGACCCACTCAAGATTGCACGCACGATTGTCGTCTTTGATCCCGTTCTTATGATTCACGCAGTTCTTTGTGGCTGGGTCTGGATTAGGGCACCATACAGACGCCACCAATCTATGCACAAGAACCTTCTTCCGCGAATCACGAGAGCCATTATATAGCAGAACATATTCATACCCGCTGTTGAACTTGGCGGGCGTTAAATACTGGTTGCTATTAAATGAATAAACTCTACCGTCTTCAGTAACAGAATATCGCGGGAACTCTGCGATTTGCTTTAACTCCGTGTATTTCATTGGGTCTCCTATAGAGGCAATGTAGAGATAATACTAATGCTGCTGATTGTCCCGGAGGGAGGTTCCAGCAGTTAACACCGGTTTACTGTAGCATTTCGGCTACAGCAGACCATAGGCCAAAGGCCATTAATCACCGACTTCCTGCGCGGTGCCCAGGGGCTCGATGCCGGGGATGACCGGCTGAAGGGTGGGGTCACCCATGGCGGCGTTGCTCATGGTGTCGGTACCAACCAGGGGGTTGAAGATGAACACGCCGTCGGTAATGCTGTCACGCTGCTCGTGAAAGTGGACCCGTCCGTCGAACTTTTCGATCATCAGGGCGTCAACGGGACCTGCCAGATTTCTCTGCGCGGGGTGTGTAAGAGTAGCGGAAATGTCCTGTCCAGCCATAATTTAAATCCTTTCAATAGGTTACGTTAAGTGATCTCCCCATCACTTACAAATTGTTATCGGCGCACAGGCCGGTATTTACTGTATTCCGGTGTAAAGAACCTGGCGTTACCCTGGTCAAGGGTTTTCTTCCGACGCTCATCGATCTTAGCCGCGTACTCGGCATCGGTATTGTACTTTTCCGTTGACATAATCGCCACGTACTCATCACGGTCCAGGGGCTCAAATCCGGGGTTCTGCGGCTGCTGCACATCGGCAGACGAATCACCAGACATCATAGGTTTCTCTTTTCCTTTCTTCCAGGCATCAACGGCCTGCTGAAGGCCCTGGCGAACAACATCTTTGTTGTCAGACCGGAGCAACGTATTGATAGCGTCAAGCTGTGCCTTGTCCATATTCTTTTGGCACCAGCCGGATAAAGCAACAAAGTTGTCTTTGCCTTTGGTGGCATCACCATCAGCAAGGGTTTCGAAAATGTAGGTGTTCATATCCTGGACAGGCTTGTTAATTTCCTGTGCCTTGATATAGTTTTCCTCTACCTGTTTAACTGCTGCGTCAATCGCTTCCTGGGTAAACTTACCGGACAGGGATTCTTTCAGTGTATCCGGGACCTTCCCACTGTTCTCCTTGATCTGAGTTACAATGTCGGTGACCTTGATGCCGGCGGCCTCCAGAGCATCATTGGTGACCTCGGTTGCCGGGGCGATCTTCTGTCCCTCTGCGGGTTTCGTTGGCTCCGCACTGAAAGTCAGATCCAGCCCACCCTTTGCCGGTTCCGCATCGCCCGTCTTTGTTGCAGGATCCACTTGGGGCTCCTGGGGCTTTACGGCTGGTGCAGGATTTTGCTGCTGCGCCGGGGGAATCGTCGGTTCGGGTTCGGCTGGGTTCTGTTGTGCAGCCTGCTGCTGAATAGCTGCCTGAGTTTCAGATGATTGAAAGTTTGGTCCTACAGCCACGCTATGACTCCTTTCTTAAAAGGTCTGGCCCATCTGACCGCCAAGTCCTTGACCAGGGGATTGTCTCTGGTCAAGTCCTCTTGCCTGAGCTTGTGTGTTCGCATCAAGTTCCGCGGCTGCCTGCATCTTCACCTGATAGTCTGTTTCGGACATAATGAACTTTGTAAAGTCCACGTCGCGGCCGGCAGCGGTCACCTTCATGAAGTCTTCCCACTGCATACGGCCGGCAGCTTCCTGCGGCAATTGCGCTGCATTATTCAGGTCGGATAGCCAGTAATTGATTTTATCGTTCTCGTTACCTCGGCTCAATGCGTCCATACCAGTTGTGATATTCAGGGTGATGCCCTCGGCCTCCAAGCCATCAAGGCCCATTTCAGCGAATAGCAACAGGGCTAAGGGGCGTTGCAAAGATTCAGCGAGGGCTGAATACACGCCACCATGGGTATTCTCCAACTCATTGGCCCGAAGTCGTACCTCTTCTGCGGTTCAATTTGTGTTGCAGACGCTCGTTAGGCGTCCTCTATGTGTTACCACATAGTTCAGACTATATCTTGTCCTTTCGGACCTACCCGTTTCAAACCCACTTGGGCCTTACTCCTTTCGGATAGTCGTTACACATCCAACTTACTGGTTACGTGCGCCCAATTCTTGCCGTTCGTCACACGTGATACGGCAGTGCGGCATACGTTGAGTTTCAACATGCGGATAATAGCAGTGGGCCTGTGTCCCTGCTTCGCCAATCTCCATATGTCAACTACAACCTCTTCAGTTAGTTTACTGATAGGGTTTAACTCACCGGTATTTGACTTCAGTCCGGTTTTATAAGCATGGTTAACATTCTGGCTTGGAGTTACCCACTCAAGGTTACTGACAGCATTATTGTTTCGGTTGCCGTCTATATGATTGACCTGTGTTTTTCGTCGGTCGGTGTTCGGAATAAATGTCTGCGCCACCAACTTGTGGAGCAAGTATCGCCTATTCAGAACAATTTTTACATATCTATTCGCCTTGGTTATCCTGGTGCCTTTTAACACCTTGCCTGTTGTTTCGTTGACCACAACACCGTTAGTGTCAATTGAGTACCGGTGCTGTGTTCCTAAGTCCAGTAATTTCTTTTCGTAGTGCATGGCATGCATCCTTGTTGGTTGCTCGGTATTGTCCGGTGGCACGGTGTGCCTTCACGGAGTTTCACCGAATTAGGGTAGTTTATAGAGAGCTTCCGCTTATGTAAGTACCAATATAAACAGATAGTTAACCCTCTCGGCATCACGCATGGTACTGGGAAGGTACATGAACACTTCGCCAAGGTGTCTTTTGTAAATATCGATCACATCTTTGATCAGCACGATATCGCGGGACTTATCATTCGTGATGGCGTTGATGTCGTCTGCCTCGCCATAATGGTAAGTCCCTGACTCTGAAGCATTCAAGGTAGCGACGTCAACCAGGGATCCAGGACGAACCAAGTACTTGATGTCGGCCATGGTAACGCACCCAATAGCCAAAGCCTCGCTCAAAATGCTGAGGGTCCAGAAGCTGCCGAAGTGTTCCTCGACCAGCCCACGATGATAGATTTCTCTGCGGGTGCGGTTCCACCCAACAGGGATCCACCGGAGTGTCTCGTCGGTATACGTATTCTGTTCCCCGATGCCAATATTCTCAACACTTTGGTCCACAAGCCACTGAGCTGGGTTTTCTGGATGTCGTCTGATGTACGTGTAAAGGTTGACCGTGGTCGTTACATCTTCTTGGGAAGAAAGGTCCAGGTTGAGACTCTTGGCCACCTCTGCCTGTAGTTCCTGTGGCAAAGACAGCAGATTCTTTTTATCCTCGGTAATCATCTCGGTAATGGTCCCGTCAAGGGATCGATTCAGCACGTACTCGTCTAAGCTGTAGTTTTGGATCTTCCCGCCCGCGGGCAGATAGAGCATGTTGTTCCCGGTAATAATCAAAGCCTTTAACAAGTCCACCATTACAGGCCGTGCCCCGATCGAAACAAACTTCTTTCTGTGATCACGTTCCGTGGTAGCGAAGATCGATTCGATGTCCGCTTTGTTACGACCCATCTGCTCCATGTCCTTCTGGACTTCCGCATCCAGCTCCAGCTTTACGAAGGAACGTCCAGCGGGGAACAGGGTCTCGACATATCGGTTGGCCAAGGCGTTGGTCAGCTTGGCCCCCTCGGTATTGTAATCATTCTGGAACTCCAGGGAATCGGTATCGCCGTCGGTGTCTGGCATGATATACGGCAGGGTCACCTTGGCATATTCCCGGGCTCGGTCCCGGTACTTATTGCGAATTGAAGACAGCACCGAATAGCGGTTTTTGATGTAACCCTCTTTTGGAGTAATCATGTCGGAATTCATAATTGAACACCTCCTGAACCCGCGTCAGGCGTATTCTCTCCGATTTGCACCCTGCTGGCGGTACTGGACTGCTTCTGTTTCTGCTCTTCGATAATGAAAGCTGCCTTGCCTTTGGACCTCTTCTTCCGCTGGGCCTCATCCTCACCGAGTTCAAGCCGCCCAATTGCACTGGACTCGTCTGAAGATGTCTTGTCACGCAGTGCCTGAAGTTTTGCCAGCTCCTCGGCCTGTGCGGCGGCCGCCGCAGCGGCCTCACGCGCCGCATCGGCCTGCTTATTAGCGGCCTTTCTCTGGGCATTCACGGAATACACTGTGGTGCCTGCGATAAGCAATGCCCCCACAATAAATACTTCTGCTCCCATATTGTCCTCCTTGTCGACAATTGTTTACAGAATATGTGTTCCAAGGACGACCGTTTGGGTGAATAAACCACATGCCTCAAAGAGTTTGCGAACTGTTTGGTGTTCGGCTGGACAATCGGCAATAATCTTTGAGAACCCGGCATCCTTTGCCATCTTTACAATATCCCGGCGATATACTTCGACAATGCCACGAGCTGTTGCCACACCTCGCCGGGAGGGTAAGGACATAATATGGCCACGCATAACAGACTCCTCGTTTACCTTACACACCTCATAGGCAAAGTAAGCGACGACTTCGTTCTTCATATTTGTTATGGCAAAAGCATCAATTGACGCAGTGGGGTTGATGGCCGGGAAGACCTTTCTGATATGGTCGATGTCCTCGAAATCAAGGTGACGCAGCTTGTATCGTTTCATGCACCATACTCCCTTCTGGCCTCTGCCGACTGCTGATCATAATGAGCCTTTAGGTAATCAATGATCAGATTGCATCCGTATTGTACCTGCAGCAATTGTGCGAGTTGTGGATGCTGTGGTTTAATACCGCCATTGGCGAATACCTTCTCCAGGTGCCGGATCAGGTGCGGGTCTATCGGAGGGCATGAGTTGGTGATCTTCTCGAATTCACCATCCCTGGATAGGCTATCCTGATTACCTGCCCTCCGGTTAAGAATATCTTGGAGGCGGTTGCTTATAGGAATTTGCATAGTAACCTCTTTAGTAACTATCTATAGTTAACATCCCTATCGGGACACCTTCCCCCTCTCGTCAAGTCTTCTATAATGTGGTGAAATTATTTCTGAATGATTTGAGGGGGTTGCAAACTGGTTAATCCCCTACTTTCGATCCTCTTCCATGGGGACATCCGGCTCATCTCGGTAAAAAGCTGCCAGGAACATAGCGTTGCACAGCAGCATTCCCCGGTGGGTGACCTTCATATTGAACTGGTCCAAGGCCTCCGCGTCATAAATAACGCCGGCATTCATCTTACGCCAGTGCCGGAGCATCGCTGCAAAATATACAGCCTTGGCCTTTGGTACCTGTAGCCATCCCATGGGATTCCCGTACTTCATGACCCCGTATTGCCGAGCCACCGCCACCTCCTCCAACAGATCCCACTCAAGTAACTCAAACGGGGTCTTGCCTGAAGTATCCTTGTTATAGCTGCATGATTTACCCGGAATGTCTTGGTGTTGGGACGAAGGGGGGCTTTCTGCAAGTGCTTCAAATACTTCGGTAATCGTCACGTCGTCATCCTGGGGGAGATCCACGTCGGCTACCTCCTCTCTTATGCGGCCAAAGAATACACACTCCAGACACATGCCGTCTGCGTGATCGCAGTTCTGGCAGACATTCCATGGTGCATCTTCATTGGCCGCCCAGTTGTCATTGTCAGAACAAGTCTTGCACAGGACCGAGTCGATAACGTGCTTGCAAGATTCACAGTCTTTCATCAAAAACAGATCAGACATGCCACCTCCTATTTGTTATGTCGGGAATATTTCCACATGTTCATGGGGACAAACATCGCCACCTCGGGACTGAACACGATCCCACAGCCCAAAGTCGGGCGGTGGGGGTAATGCTTTCCATAGGCCATGGCATATGCCTCGATGTCCAGGCCACACCCGGCATTCATACCGAACATGATCTGAAACGGGGTAGCTACGTAGGCAACTCCTCCGAAGGAGTGGCAATGGCCCATGACCGCGGACATGCCCTTGGTGATCGCATGATTGCGATGGCCATTGATGCCAGCCATCCCGATCCCGTGGCTGTAGAAGACATCATCCAGAATGACATCTTCCCGATTGATCCACCCTTCCGGGATTCCATATAGATTCGACCGGAGGATCCGTTTGGTCAGACCGGCTGTCATCAGCTTGCGCTTGGGAATATTGTCATGGTTACCGGACAACCAAGTGACTTCCGGGAATGCCTCGTACCATGCAGCAAGGTGGTCCTGGGCGCGATCCCACTCCATGCCAGCGCTGTCCCCATCGGGGTCCGACTCATGGTAGCTCATAGCATGGTTATCAACAAGATCCCCGATATGAACAATATTTGCGACATTGTGTTGAAGGAATGTGTCCAGGCAAAATTCCAGATACCTGGGATGTTCAAAGGGGATATGGGTATCCCCAATGACTCCAGTCGGGCGGCTCTGCACCATGGGCACCATGCCGGTATCCTGCAGAGCGGCTGCCTTAGCTCTTATATTGTAGATGGTAGTTTTCCCGATATTGGGAAACGTGGCAAGGACAGTACCTGTTGCCGCCCCGGACAGAAACATGGATAGGATATTGTCCTTTATTGCTTGCTCAATCATAGTTGCCCTTTCAAATTGTCAACAATTGTTACCAGTTATTCGCACACCATCTCAAAGACTGGTTTGGTTTCGGTGGTCTCGCCGACTTTCATCAGATTACACCGGCCCCCATGATACACCCAAATGGAAACGAAGTGGTTATCCCGAGTCCATTGGTAATCCAGGCTGTATGTATCATATTTCGGCTCCTCAAGTTTATACCCCACCTGAGCCAATCGCTCATCCAAGAATTCAATGAGCAGCTGCAGATCGTAACTGCGGGTCGGGTATCGACCATTCGGTTTCAGCTTGCTCATGTAAATGGTAATGGTACAGCTGTCCGTATGGTAGTTAGGCTGCGTATCTGCCCCGGTAAAATTGTCCCAGAATTTGGCTGCTGCGTTGCAGATATCAATTGCTGGGATGTTTTTCTCAATCATTTTTAAAGTGTGCTCATAGGACTTCATGGCGTCAATGCGAAGTTTATTTGCGATGCTCATTTTCCAGCCCTCTTTCTGGCCCTGTAGTCTCGGGCTTTCTGATTCTTGAGTATGCGGCGCTCCTCCGGGGATTTCCAGGTATGATGAATAAGCCCGGTCTGGTTCGTCCTGTGTTTTTTCCAATAGTTAAGCAGGTTTTCCAGCCACTCGATGGGGTTTAGGTTGCCTTTGGAGCAATCCACCCGGTTCTTGATCCTACCTTCATTGCCATTGCAGTTCGAGCACAAGCAGCCCCGGATAGCGCCGGCTGCCGGACCATCCAGGGCGTGGTCATGATCGACACATCGTTGCCGCGGCTGCACGTTTCTCATATCCCTACCGCATAGGGGACAGACCCACCCCTGTTTTTCCAGCAGCATATCACGCACCCACTTAAGGTCACTGGCTTTTATCTTACGGTAGGTATCTTCCACATTTCCCCCTCTATCTGTCGGATCCACAGCAACCGCCCCTGCTCCAAGAGCATGTCCTCGGCCGCCGGAGTTATTTTGTCGTTGGTTCTGCAATGGTTATACCAATGCGTCCCGTCCCAATAAGACCGATAGCAAAACAAGGCACGTTCCAATAGGTCTGCCTCAGATGTGGCATTTGCCATTACGTGGTAGGCGGCCATCGGACCACAGCCGCCCATGCGCTTGATGCCAGCAAAACGGTCCTTCATGGCGGCAGTTACCTTCGGTAAGCCTGGAATCCAGTCCGCTGAATCTCCCATGAGTAACTGGGCATAAAAGAACTTCAAGCCGTATCCACGAACTTTATTCTTTGCATCAACCTCGAGAGCACCCAAAGGGTCATGGAACTCCATGATAAACCCGGAGTTCATGTCATGGTGCATACCGGGAATGATCCTTAGATCTTTATCCACGGTGCTAATGATCGAGTGCCACTTTTTGGAAGCATTGCACTTTGTCTGGGCAATACCCAATAGGTCATCAGCCTCTTCCCCGACAGATACGGTGCTGTTGTAGTGCTTGGCAATGTATCCCTTACACGCATGTAGCCACTTCGGTTGGGCCTTAATCCGGCTGCCATCATCGGCATACCGGTTTCCTTTGTATCGCTGATATGTTGCTACTTCATCACGGAAGTTGTCACCGCCGGTCAGGTAACAGCGGATCTCATCGGTCTGTATCTGATCACAAATCGCCATGATCCTGTCTTGGACCTTACGGAAAGCAGCCTCGCGGGGCATGTCGTCGCATCCAGCGGATGCCCAATACCCCACGACATCAGCATCAATCAAGCCTATACGATTAGGTACCCTGGGAGCCTGTCCCAACTCGGGTATTTCAAAGGCCATTGGTCCCCCTTTCCCATGGGTTGGTAAGGAACTCTTCGCAATACTGCTCGATAAGCTGATCAAAGCTACTCCACAACAGATTCTTATCGTCCAAAGTCATCCAGCATCCAGGAACCGGCTGATCGTTATAAATCTTTGCTCGGTCAGATTTTCTATAAACATAGACCACAAGTGTTTCGTCAGTCTCCATGATCGCGCCCCAAAACATCTTCGAAAATCGTCTTGCTTTTGTCATTAGCGCTCTCCTTGAATTCATAGTCTAAATTAAAAGGGAATGTCGTCATCTGCGGGGACTTCTCCGGGCATTGTCGGATCAGGTGGTATGCTGTCGTCCTGTGCCGGATTGCCATCGGCCTCGCCATCTACCACCCTGTCAAGTTCCGGGTTGGCGGTAAGCAGTTGGTGGATCGGGCTGCCTTTAAAATTCAATGCTTTCTTGATGGTGTCTTTGTCCCAGGGTTTCAGAGCCCGCCAGGCATCTTCGGTGGGTGCGTCCCAATCGAACACCGTACAGTACTCGCCCTTGACTGGCAGAATCTTGCTGCTGTAATCTGTGACCTCGCCGGTCATCGGATCCTCTACCTTTGGGCTGGTAATCCCTTCGGGTTTCATATTGGCATACACCGGAATGGACCCGTCCTCCCTGGCCGCCCCCTTCTTGTTGGTAACGTTAATAATCAGGGGCACCTGCTCTTTGGCGAAGTCAGCAATGCTGGGGTAGGGCAGGCCTGTGGCTGCCTGGAGACCGGTCAGGAACTTCATGAACTTGGTGCGCATGGCTACGGACTTACTGATGGTCCCGGCAATCAGGGAATCCGGGACGGTGACGGCATCAAAGAAATCCCCGTTATCCATACGCCGAGTAGTGCTGATGGTCAGGGGATAGTCTCCGGTGTATTCGCAGGCCGTAAACTCAAAAGTCAGGGCCACATGCAGGACAGCGGGTTTCTGCTTGCCCTTCATCTTACCATTGTCATAGATTGCGGGCTTGCCTTTGAACATCGGCTGATGCTTGCCCAGCTCCACGTAGGAGACGAGGCGGGCCGGGCGGTTACCGGCCTGGATATGTTTGGTTTCAGGATTGGCGCTCTTGCCTTTTTCTGGCAGCTCTTCGGTCTTTATGACTATAGCCATGAGTAAATTCCTTTCTATTTGTAATCAATTGTTGACATTCTATAATAGGTTGAAATTAATGCACGATCATGTTATTGATATTGTTGCTGACAACGACATGCGCTGCATTGAGATGTCGGCAGACGGCTTCGATCCGGGCATCCAGGACAGAATGATCTCTCGCCAATTACAGTTGTGCGGGTTTTAAATTCACTCAATGTAAAATATCCAAATCATACATATTTTTTCCAACCTCAAACTCAACAGGGAACGGGGTGTTCCAGCTTACGTTCGGGTAGTTTTCGTTGAAGAATGGGCATACGTCCTCCATGATCCCTTTGACGGTGTAGAGGTGGTGCTCCAGGCTTTTGTGATAATCAAGCCATAGACAGTCGTGTACTGTGTTGCAAAGGAGCATCATATCATCGAACCGATCGTTATCCAAGAGCCAACGGAATACTCGACCCAGGGATACCTGCATGATCTCACCGCCCAGGCCCTGCGACGGGTAGTTCTTGATAGTCGTTGGGCTGAAGCTGGTCAGGGTCCCTTTGTGTTGCATCCAGTCCGGCGCGTCCCCCTCCAGGAAGTGGAATATCGTATCCGTGGCTGAACGCAAGTAGCCGATCCCTGCCTGGTTACCCTCCGGGGTCTGAAGTACCGACAATCGTCGTGAGGCTTTGACCTTCTCTATGTTCTGTTCATCGTACTCATACATCCGGTGATATTTTTCCTTGCGGGCAGCAATGGCGGCCTCAATAGCCTCCGGGGCCATGCCGGTATCTGCTGACAGCTTCGGCACGCCAGCGCCATATGCCTCCCCGAAGGTCAGCGGCTTGATCATCTTGCGCTTGGCGGCCCATACCGGATCATGTTCCACCTTGCACAATCTGAATACCTCAGCATAGGACTTGCCCTCGGCAGCCGGGGAAAGCGCCAACCAGTCACAGTGGAAACATACCTTATCAAGCAAGGCCTGTAGCAGAACCTCGTCGCCGGACAACACGCCTTTGCATACGACCTCCAACTGGCTGTAATCACCTTCAGCCATTCGGCCGTCTTCACCGAACCGGCTGATGAACATCTTGCGGACCTGGGATTTCCCTGTACCGCTGAGATTTTGCAGATTTGGCCGGGAGCTGGACAATCGAGATGTAACGGTGATTGCATGGTCCAGGGTGTGATGGATCCGACCATCAGGATGCACAGTGGTCAGCATACCCGTCTCTTTGCCGCGGTAGACTCGGCGGTAGTATGTACCGATGTCCTTTTCCAGGCCCCGCTTTTCCAACAAGACGTCTACCAGCGGCACGCCAAGGGTTTTAACCTCTTCCAGGACGGCGGCACTTGTACTGTACTGGATGAACTCCGGGCAGGTCTCCGACTTGCTTGAATCGGTTCGCCACTTCGGCTTACCTTCAATGAACCCAGAAAGATGGTGATAGAAGTCCCCCTTCTTGGTCTTGGGGCCACGCTCAATGTCCGGTATTGTTTCGGTCTTGGTCTTAATCTTACCTTTGTTCTTGCCGGATTTAAAGTAGACTGGGTTACCATTGTCATCGTGAATAGGAACCTTGATCTTTTTCTGATAATACTGCATGGTCCCGTCATCATTGTATTTAATGGCGTCGTCTTTGTACTTAATCATGCCACCAAAGATCAGGGCGGACAGATGCGCACCGGAATTCCAGTTGAATTCGCAGGCATCTGGCAGCTCAGGAACATACTCCTGAAGGACAGCGGTCTTTTCTTCCAGCTCAGCAGTCAGCGCAGCAAGGCGACGTTCGGCCTCATCCAAGTCAATCATTAAACCATTGAACTCCATCTCGGTAGTTGCAAGGAGGCCGTCCATTCGAAAGTGAATCATGTGAAGCTGGTTCTGGCGCACTGCTTGGGCGATCTGCAAATCATAAATCTCAGCGGTAGACTGACAGTCACCATGCAAGTATTCCATCAAGACCTGTTCCTGAATATCCTCGGTCCTTGCCCCCTGTTCCCATAAAGCGGCGACGACATCGAGTTTATGTGTAACTCTACGTCTTTTAGCAACGTTTTCAAGTGACGGGCGAAGGTGTGGGAGTTGCTGGATATGGTAGAACTGGCCTGACAGGAGATACTCAGCGTACAAGGTATCCCATACTCTACCGCCCCTTTTGAGAAAGCGCTCAAGTTCAGGATGACGCCAATACCATAAGAGGTCGAATTTGATATTGTGGCCCACGAGAACCTCACGGCCCTCAAGGCTTGGAAAGGAATCCAGCCATTCCTGGCTGCCTCTTTGAACGCCTCGACGCACTCCGTCAGCCCCCTTGAAGACGAGATAATTGCCTATATACGAATCTCGAAAGTTAAAACCGGAAGAACACAGTCCGACCTCCCCATCTGAGAATGGGGAACCCTTGCGACCATAGTAAGTGGCATAGGTGGTCTCGACATCAAATACGCAGGATCGGTGTGGCATGTAGATGCTTTCATCAAGCATTAGACCTCCTTATGATACCTAAATAAGCTTTTGACAAAGGGTTCTTTAGCCAAAGATCCATCATATGCCACGAACGTGTCGATGTCCTTAGGCACACTGAGGCGCTGTAGGCAGGTAGTCCTGGTCGTACCCGAATAAAAGCTGTCGTCCACGAAGCAGACCTTACGCACCCACAGGTTGGGGTCCTTAAGCAAATGGTATTTGATCGGTTGCTGCACCCCACTACGCATACCTCCGGGAAATAACAAATACCCATTGTAAGGCTTACTGGTCTGATTCAGCAACTGCACAAACTTTTCCCCGAATGTGCCTGTTAGGACAAAAGTGTACCTGTGTGGATCTTTGATCAGATTGTAGACACGTTCCAGAATATTTGAATCATTGCAGATAATGTCATCCAAGGCGTCAAAGAACGGCTCGCCACCCTCGGGAAACCGATCTTCCAGAATGGCAACAATTGTTGACATGATGTCGTTGGACATTAGCGCACCCCCACCGGATTCAGGATGCCTGCCAGCCGATGGATCTTGGACAGCGTGGCTTCGTATTTCTTGGCCATCCGATCCATGCGGACTGCGGCCAAAGAATTCTTGGATGCCTGTTTTTCCAGCTTGCGCAGGATCTTCCGACACTTCTGAAGCTGAACGTCATACGGGTCACGGTTCTGACCATTGAGTGCATTTCTGTATTTATTCATGGTTTTCCTTTCTTGGAATGCTATAGGTCATACGTTGGGGTCCTCCTGGGAGGTGTCGGTCGGCAGCGTTTCGATAAACTGACACTTACCACCATTGAACCGGATCTCGACTGCGCAATCTGCCCGATAGCCTTTCTCCGGGGACTGCTTGGTTTTCGGCACGAACAGAAAGCGGCTGTCAAGCCATTGCTTGCCGCCTTTATATCCCATGGTAATGATTGAATCACAAGCCCCTTGGACCCCGGTCTTGCTGTCCTTCAGGGCACTGGCCGGTATCCAGGGAATTGCGTCCCCCTCTACCGACACCTGCTTGGTAGGTATAGACAGGAAGTCATAGATCACAGCAGATTCCCTGGACCATTGATACAGGCTTTCAAGTCGCAGATCGTCTCGCGCAGCATCTCCAAATCCTTTGACATTATCCAGCATATCAAAGAACACGACGGACGGGCGGTGGGCGTCAATGATTCGCTCCAAGTATCGGTAGTCTCGCCCATGCACATCAAAGATACGGATTCGATCAGGGCCTCCGCACACCTCACTAAATTGTTTCGCTGCATTTGCGGCTCCAAGATCGATGATGCCGTTGAAGTCAAGGTGCAGAGCCGCTCGGTATGTTGTGCCTTTAATGACACGTCCTTTGCCCTCATTATTGAACCAGACAATAGGTCTATCATCCGGTATCTGACGAGCAAAGCAAACAGCCTGTGCGGCACAAAAGGACGTCTTTCCCTTGCCTGGTCGAGCTGCAAATATATGCTGCTGGCCTGTTCTAACATTCGGCAAAGAACCATTAAGGCAAGCGAGGGACCACCGAAACCGGTGACCCGACATCTCTTCCTCGATAATCGTATCAATCGAATCCTCGATATAGTCAACGCCGGCATCTCTTGAGATGTCCTTTTCAAAGTGCTGGAGGATATCCTTGACCGTTTGGTACAAGTCAATATCAGCACCTTCTTCAAAACGTTCATGGGCCTTTGCTACCCTTTCCGCGAACTCCATCGTCCGAAGCGTTCTGATAATACCATCGGCAGCCTCTTGATTCGGATCCATCATCATGGTGTTTACCATGTTCTGGTAGTACCGTTTTTGGTCGTCGTCCAAATCTTGGTTAGATAACTGGAACTCAGAAAAGAACACATCCGGCTGGATAATGTCATGCTTCTCGTAATTTTTCCAGTAGTTGTCCAGTGCATTAATAACCCGACGGATCTCATAATCAATCAAGTGGGTGTTGACCACCGATCTGAGCTTATCATAATGCTTGCGGGATTTCAGAAGCTGCAATATTGTCCTATGTGATTCGAACATAAGATTTCCCTGATTTCCCTTTCATTGTAACGTTTCGGATCCTTGGCAGAAACAATATGCAGGACAGGAATACCCAACCACTTGCAATTATCTTCCAGGAACCGCCGCGACTTTTGCCCGGCCGCGTCATCGTCGGTCCAGATAATCAATGGTGCAATGCCTACTGGCGGTAACCATCGCTTAGGTGTCCCGAGCAGGGCTCGAGTCTGGACGAACTTTCCAACGCGGCCGGCGGACAGAATGTCCTCGGTTACGACAAGTGCCCCCGGTTGCAGCGGCTGGGAATCCCAAACTGCACCGCCAGGGGCCTTGTCAACATATTTGGGCTGTTGGTCCTTGAAGACCGCCCTGGCAGTGTAGCCCGTTGGCTGGAGCGGAATCACCACCCGATTCAATTTTTCTGACCACCCCACACCATACCGAGTGATCAAGTCGGCTGTCCAGCCACCTGATCCCAGCCACGAAAGTCCTGCGGTGCTTATTTTTTGGGAAAAGTCCGCCGGTAGGTCGAAACCCCCTCGGCTCTTTTCAAGCTGCACCGCTTCGTACTCGGCTTTCCGTGCCCGACGATCACGCC